ATCGGCAACGCCAAGCTGAATCTGGGAGACTGCAACGGGATGGGGCTGGAACGGATCTTTGCAGGACGCTGCCGGTGGGGGCGGTTCCGGGACAACGAATGCCTGTATGTGAACACACCGGTGGGGGAACGGGTGGTGATCTTTGCGGGAGGACGGAACGCAGATGCTTATAAGCGGATCCGGGGGAATTCCTACGGGATGTGGATCGCTACGGAGATCAACCACCACCACGATTCCTTCATCCGGGAAGCTTTCAACCGGCAGCTGGCCGCCCGGTGCCGGAAGGTTTTCTGGGATCTGAACCCGTCTGCCCCCGGCTCTCCCATTTACCGGGAGTACCTGGACCGGTATGCCGCAGACCCCGGGGAGAATTTCTACAACTACGCCCACTTCACCATCCGGGACAATCCGGTGATCACCGAAGAGCGGCTGGCGGAGATCCTGGCCCAGTACGATCCGGATTCGGTCTGGTACCGGCGGGACATTCTGGGACAGCGCTGTGCGGCGGAGGGGCTGATCTACCGGGTGTTTGCAGACGACAGAGCCCGGTTCACGATCGGACTGTCGGAGCTCCCGGTGCTGAAGTACGTGAACATCGGAGTGGACTTCGGGGGGAACCGCTCCAGAACCACCTTTGCGGCGGTGGGATTTCCGGCGGACGGCGGCATCGTGGCCCTGGCGGATCATGCTATCTCCGGCGGCAAGGGGGAGATCGACCCGGGACGGATCCACAGGGAGTTTGCCGCATTCTGCCGGAAGGTACGGGAGATGGTGCCGGGCGTGCCTCTGCAGTATGCGTTCTGCGACAGTGAAGCACAGTATCTGATCAACGGACTCCGGCGGGCGGCCAGCGGAGACACGATCCGGATCATGGACTGTGCCAAACGGCCGATCCTGGACAGAATTACTTTCGTGCTGGGCCTGATGAACGCCGGACGGTTCCGGATCACCACAGAATGCCCCCGTCTGGCGGAAGGACTGGCCCAGGCGGTCTGGGTAGACGGCGAAGACCGGCGGAAGGATGATTTCACTTCAGACATCGACATCCTGGACGCCTTTGAATACGCCGTGGAACGGTATATGGGAAAGGTATAACAGCCGATTGCAAAACTCTAGTGAAAGGGGAACTAAAGTTGCATAGCAACTCTACGAGTTCGATGTAGTCGAATCTCGGACGGAGCAAAAACTTTTGGAATGGGTTGGTCTGGATATAGTGTCTGCAATTCCATGTGCCACTAAATATAGAAATAGCGAAACACCAGTGAATATCTGAGTTGCGAAGCAACTCTACGAGTTCGACGTAGTCGAATCTCGGGTGGAGCGAGCTCACGGGGACCTCTCGATTTCCCGAAGGGAATATCGGCTGTTCGCCGTAGCTGGTTTTCGAGTGCGAGATATCGTTTTTTCGGAGTTTTGCAATCGGCTAAAACGAAACCCAAAGAAAAGGAGAAAACATGATACAGGAAGATTTGCTGCAGCGGATAACGGAATCCTACGGCTGTGCGGTCACGCCGGGGATGTACGAGCGGATCCGCCGCTGGGAAGACTGGTGGCGGGGCGAGGTGGACGGGTTCCACACCTATCTGGAAAGTGCGGCCTTCGGGAATCCGGTTCGGCGCAGGATGTACGGGCTGCGGATGGCCAAGAAAGTCTGCGAGGACTGGGCGGCGCTGCTGCTGAACGATCACACCGATGTGGAACTGGAGAATCCGGCGGCGGAGGACTGGCTGGAAAAGGTGCTGGCAGATGGCGATTTCTGGCGGAGAAGCAATTATCTGGTGGAAAAAGCCTTTGCCATGGGTACCGGGGCGTGCCTGCTCCGGGTGGACGGCATCCGCAGAGAGGAATGGCCGGCCCGGGAGGAGGAATCAGAGGATGCTTCCCTGCTGCGGGAACTGACACCGCCGGGGGTGCATGGCTGGTCGGCAGCGGGCAATCCGGTACGGATCTGGTTTGATTTCGTGGACGCGTCCGGGATCATCCCCATTTCGGTGGAAGGCGGGCGGATCACGGAAGCGGCGTTTGTGTCCGAGATCACCCTGCGGGGAAAGCACTACCGGTATGCGGAGGTGCATATCCGCCAGAACGGCTGCTATGTGATCCAGAACCGGTATTACGGGATGGAAAACGGAGAGCTGCGGGAGGTACATCTGCCGGATATGCCTGCCAGAGAGATCCGCACCGGCTGCCCCTACCCCTTCTTCGCCATTCTGACGCCCAACATCCAGAATACGGCGGAAGGAGCCGGGGGACTTGGTCAGTCCATCTACGGGGACGCACTGGACTGCCTCCGCGGGGTGGATCTGGCGTTCAATAACTTCTGCCGTGACCTGCGGCTGGGGGGCAAGAAGGTGTTCATCAACCAGTCCCTGATCCGCCGGGACGATGCGGGCAATCTGTATACCCCGGACGACGTGGCCCAGCAGCTGTTCATGACGGTGGGCGACACGGATCTGGCGGATACACCGCTGATCGAGGAACACAATCCCTCCCTGCGTACCGATGAAAACCGGGAAGCGGTGCAGGCCCAGCTGGACTATCTGTCCTTCCGGTGCGGTCTGGGAACAAGACATTATCTGTTCTCCGGCGTACAGGGAAAGGCTCAGCTTACCGCCACCCAGTACACCGGGGAGAGACAGGATATGCGGCAGAACTGCGCCAAGCATGCACAGAATGTGACCGCTTACCTGATGGATGTGATCCGTCCCCTTCTATGGCTGGCGGACAGACTGCTGGGAAAATCCTTCGGGGTGGGCCCTGTCCGGATCCGTTATGACGACAGCTATTTTATCGACACCGAAACCGAACGTGCCAGAGATCTGCGGGAAGTGGAAGCGGGACTGATGATGCCGGAGGATTTCCGCCGCAGATGGTACGGAGAACGGAGAGAATGAGCCCTGTCTGCGGCTGAGAGAACAACAGCCCTGCGGGACGGCAAAGGAGAGAAAACAATGGAAGAAAAAACGGAAATGCAGACCCCTGAAGCGGTGCCGGAGGAGATCGGACAGCTGCAGGAAGCGCACGCCGCCGAGCTTCGTCAGGTACGGATTGACGGGGAGGTGCGGTATGTGCTGGCCCGGATGGGTGCGCGGAACCCGGTGCTGGCGGCAAAGGCGCTGGATCTTTCCGGGGTGACGGCGGACGAAAACGGCGTTGCCGGTGTGGAGGAATCCGTGAAACAGCTGATGCTGTCCGATCCGTATATGTTCGGGCCGGTGCAGATGGCGCCCAGCGGCGGAGAAAATTCCAGCGGCGGCGTGCACGGAGGGTACAGAAGAGACCCGGATACCCTGTCTGACAGGGAATATTACGACATGGTCCTGAAAAAGAGATAAGCGGTCTTCCGGAGTATCCACGGGCGGCACGGCGGCAGGCAGACGATGGGAACGGTTTCCCCGACAGACAAGTGCCCGTGTGCGCTGTGCCCTGCCGGGGGTACGATGGAAGTATCGGCATAAAAAAAGAAAGGAATCAAAAACATGAGCAACATTATTTCTGTGAAGCAGATCGCCAGAGAAACTCTGCCTCTGCTGATCGACAATCTGGTTTTCCCCAATCTGGTTTACAGGGAACACGGGGAAGGTGCGGCGGCCAAGCAGGGGGATTCTGTTCTGATCAGACGCCCTGTGAAGCTGACCGCGGAGGCGTTTTCTTCCGAGGACGGCGTTTCCAGCCAGCCCATCGTGGAAGAAGCGGTGGAAGTGAACCTGGATACCCTGGCTACCGTGGACGCCGCCATCAACAGCTGGGAAGCCTGTGACGACGAAACCATCCGCCGTGTGTTCATCGAACCGGCTGCTGCGGCTCTGGCGGAAAAGATCAACCGCGACGGTCTGGCGCTGTACAAGGACGTATACCAGACTATGGGTACTGCCGGTACTGCGCCTGCGGGACTGGAAAACCTGGCGGATGCGTCCTATGCCCTGGACCAGGCCAAGGTGCCCACCGACCACCGTTCTGCGGTATGGAGCCCCCTGTGCACCTCCAAGCTGAAGCAGATTCCCGCTGTGGTCAATGCGGAAAAGTGCGGTGACACCACTGCCCTGCGCACCGGCGCCATCGGTAAGGTCTTCGGTGTGGATCACTTCATGAGCCAGGCCGTCTGCAGCCATATCGCCGGTACTATGGCGGGAACTGCCCTGACTGTCAAGGAAACGGTGGTGGAGGAAAACGAATGTACCCTGACCGGGGAAAACATCACCGCCAAGTCTCTGGTGGTAGGGGATCTGCTGCAGGTGGGCGGCAAGACATACACCGTGACCGAAAACACCGTGGGCTTCGGCACCGATGTCAAGGTAAGGGTGACACCTGCCATGACGGCGGTTGGCGGGGAAGAGGTGACTGTGGTGGGCAACCATGAAGCCAACCTGGTGTTCCATCCCCATGCGTTCGCCTTCGTGACCCGTCCCCTGTCTGCGCCCGCCGGTGTGGAATCCTATGTGACCACTTACAACGGCATTTCCCTCCGCGTGGTCAGAGGTTACGACCTCCGTTACAAGCGCGAAATGCTGTCCATGGACGTGCTCTACGGCTTCAAGACCGTATATCCCGAACTGGCCGTCCGCTACATGGCGTAAAGGAGTCGGCGTATGACGGTAGACTACAGCTTTTATCAGTCGGTGTACGGCGGTGCGCTGCCGCAGGCGCTGTTTGCTGTGGGACTGCCCCGGGCGGCGGAAACCATTCTGGCTCTGCTGTACCCCAGAAGACCGGAGGATCTGGATCCGGCGGAAACAGAGGCGGTGCATATGGCGATCTGCGCACAGCTGGAGGCGGGACTGGACAGACCGGTGGATACCGAAGTGTCCGGAGACTTCCAGACACGCTTTTCCGGCAGTCTGCTCCGGATCCACGGTATGCCTGTGGCGCCGGGGGCGGTTGGGTTTCTCCGCCAGGCCGGCGTGCTGCAGCAGTGGGTCTGATCCCCGGAAAGGAAGGCGGATATGGAAAACAAAGTCTGGACCTTTTTCTGCGGCAGCGGTACCTATGACGGGGCGTATAAACCGGTTCTGCGGCGGTATGTGTGCTATGGCGGCGTCCCTTCCCTGAAGGCGGCTGTCAGCGAAGAAGGTATCGGCCGGAACCGGCTGATTCTCCGCCTGCGGGAACGGCAGATCCGGCTGACGGACGAACAGGGAAACACAGTGGATCTGCGGCAGGCGGCCATCTGTCCGGGAGACCGGATCGCGGCGGGATATGCACAGGTACCGGAGAAAGACACCTGGCGGATCACATCGGTCGTACCGGCGGCGGAGGGTATGAGCGCCAACCGCGGCTGGGTGATCACGGCGGAATAGGAGGACATATGATCAGATTGAAAGTACATGTGCCGGAGGGTACGGGACGACGGATTCTGGACAGAGTGCCCCGTGCCAAAACGGCTCTGGCGCAGGCTGTGCTCCGATCCTGCGAACCGTATGTGCCCTACAACACCGGGGAACTGTGCCGGTCCGGACAGGCAGGGACGGGGGTCGTTACCTATACGGCTGCCCATGCCGCCAGATGCTACTACAGCCGACGGCCCTTCCGGAAGGACAAACACCCCCAGGCCTGTGCCCAGTGGCTGGAAGCGGCAAAGGCGGTGTCTCTGCCGGAATGGCGTCGGGTAACGGCACAGGCCCTTGCCGGAAAGGAGGCAGCAGATGCTTGACGAAGGATGCGTGATCCGGAAGATCTGTGATCACATCCAGGCCTGGGAGGGCGCCCCCTGCCGGTTTCTGCCGGAATCCAGGGAAGGCGGTCTGCCGGGAATCCCCGCCGGAAAAAATCTTCCTTCCGGTGCGGTGATGGCGCTGTCGGGGCCGGTCAGGGTACGCAGCTATGTGGACGGCTCATTCATCGGGGAGATCCCCTTTGCGGTATACCTGCGGACGGTTCATTCCCCGGGGGACGGACTGGAAGCACTGGAATGGTTTGAAAAGCTGACCCGGTATCTGGGAACTTTTGCCCCTTCTCCGGATGCGGATCGGGTGTACGGGCTTTGCGAACCCACAGCGCTGCCGGCCAAATCCTCTGTGGAACCGGACGGAACGGAGGAATACAGAGCTTCCTACACGGTGCGGTACCGGCAGAGGGCCTGACAGGGTCGGAAATGCGGAAGTGACGGCATGCCGGTACAGGGTACACGGGAGAGGGGCCGGGGATTTTTGCTCCTGCCGCTCCCGTCTGCCGGACCGGCTATGGCACAAACAGAAAACAGAAAGGATACATTATGGCAGAAACGGGAATCGTGAACCGCTCTGACAGACGGCACTATATGAACACCGGGACAGCGGAAGCGCCGGTCTGGTCTCTGATCGGAGAAGGATTCACGGAATTTATGGAATCCAAAAACGCGGTGAGCTACCAGAGACGGTATATCCACGAGAGCGTAAAGAGAACGGACGTTACCGGGTATGCCCCCACGGTGGATTACGAATTTGAAGTGTACACCGGCAGCGCGGTGATCGAAAAACTGCGTGAGATCACGGACAGGGAGCTGACCGGCAGCCGGGCGTGGGTGGAAATCTGCACGGCGGATCTCTTTGAGGAAACGGAAACGGACGGGGTTTGCCGCGCTTCTGTGCGTACCTATTCCGTGATTCCGGACGAATGCGGCGAGGGTACGGACACCCTTTTGTACACCGGGACGCTGAAGGCAATTTCCGCGCCCACCTGCGGTACTTTCGTGGTGTCCACCGGTACCTTTACGGCAGACTGAGAAAACAACAGACAGACCCGGTCGGGCAGGCAGGAACTCTCCTGCTTCACCCGGCGGCGGGGAAAGGAGTGAGGAGATATGATAAAGCAATGGACATGGAACACCATAACCTATCCCTTTGACGTCAGCGAGGCCGGGTGTATGGGCAGACTGCTGGCGGCGCTGGAGGGACTGAGAGAAAATCTGTCCCGGTTCCGCAGGGAGCAGGATGCGGACGACATGCTCTCCTGCCACTGCGGGATCCTGCAGGAATTCTTTGACGATATCTTCGGGGACGGCAGCGGGGAGAAGCTGTGCGGCAAGGCTCTCAGCGCCGAGGTGTATTCCAGAGCGTATATTGATTTCATGGACTTTGTCAACGGCCAGATCGACGAGCTGAACCGTCTGCGGCAGGAAGCGGAGGAAAAGTATCTGGCCAGAGCGGCGGCACTGGGACTGGATGTGGGGCAGGCCGGATGAAAAACTGGTCTGTTCTGACCCGGGGTCTGCCTGCTGCGGTGACGGCGGAGGGCGTGACGGTGCCGATCGAAACGGATTACCGGGTGGGATTTCTGGTGGGCGCCCTGGCGGAGGATCCGGATCTGCCGGAAGGAGTCCGGATGGATCTGCTGCTGCGGCTGTACTGCGGTACGGTGCCGGAGAACGTGAACCGGGAGGCCCTGGCTCTGGCGCTGCTGGACTTTTATGCCGTGGATCCCCACCGGAACCGGAAGACGGAGGGCCGGGTAGGAGAGCCGATACTGGATTTTGACGCGGACGGCGACCGGATCCTGGCATCCTTTCAGCAGGCCTACGGGATCGATCTGCTGGCGGTACGGATGCACTGGTGGCAGTTCATGGCGCTGCTGTTCTCCCTGCCGGAGGACACGGTGTTCATGCAGACTGTGCGGCTGCGTACCATGGATCTGCGGGAAGTGCAGGACGACGGACTCCGGAAAAAACTGCGGCAGGCGAAAGGAGCTGTACGGCTCCGGAAAAAAGGACTTGAGAAAGGAGAAAAATCCATATGGCAGACGGAAGCGTAACCATAGCGGCGGTTCTGGACACAGACTCGTTTCAGGCCTCCGTGGCGGCGCTGGAAAATCATCTGGCATCCCTGTCCGTCCGGCTGCAGGCGGCAGTAACGGCGGCGGTGGCGTCCTCCGGGATGGAAACGGGACTGCAGTCGATCATGGGCCCTCTGACGGCAGCCATGGAAGGGCTTGGCGTGACAGCATCCGTGTCGGCGGCATCGGCGGCAGCAGCGGCGGTTCTGGCCTTCGGGTCGGCAGACTGGAGCAGCGCCGGGCAGAATGCGTCAGGCAGCATTGCGGAGGGCTTTGCAGGCGGTATCAGCCGGATCTCCGGACTGGCCAGACAGACAGCCCAGGCTGCCAGAAGTGCTTTTCAGGCCGACTGGTACTCTCTGGGCGCCGGGATCACCGGTGGTGTGGCAGCCGGGATCAGCGGTTCGGCCGGGTCAGTGGTATCCGCTATGGCGGCGGTGGCGGCACGGGCCATGCAGGAGGCCAAGGATGTGTTCCAGATCCGTTCTCCCTCCGCAAAAATGCGGGATGAGGTAGGTGTGATGCTGTCCCGGGGGATCGCGGAAGGGATCTTTGCCGGCAGCAGCTATATCGAAAATGCCCTGGCGGAAACGGGCAGACGAACGGCGGCACCCGCTGTCGGCAGTATGGGACAGGACAGCCGGAAGTTCCAGCAGAACATCTATCTTTCCGGCAGCGGCGGCAGTCCCTATCAGACCGCCAGAGCCATCCGCAGACAGAGCGAACTGATGTTACGGGCATGACCCCGGCACGGAAGGAGAAACGGTATGATACAAATTGCAAAAACAGCCGGTGCGGCGGTGCAGACCTACGTGATCCGGCTTACGGAGCCTGACGGGGGCAGGACGGTGGTGATCTCCCCGGGCAGAGACGCCCATCTGCATCTGCTGGAAGAAGGGCTGGAAGGGTTCGGCGCCACGGAACTGTTTGTGGAAACGGAACCCTATGCGGACGGCACCGGCGGTCACCCGGTCACCAGACGGTTCGGGGAGCGGCATATGGAGATCACGGCGGAGCTGGCGTCGGAAAACCGGGACGAAGGGACACTGCGCCGGCTGCTCTGCGGGGTGATGAACCCTCTTCGTACCCTGGAGATGGAGGTGACACTGGGGAACGTGACCCGGAAGATCAGTGTGATCCCCTGCGGCAAACCGGAGTTCCGGCAGGCCAATTTCTACACCCCCACAGAGGTCACGCTGCCTTTTCTGGCACCGGATCCCTTTTACCGGGACGCAGGTACAAGGGAGGTACAGTTCTGGCAGTCTGTGCCGCTTCTGACATTCCCCATGACTTTCCGGGCCGGCGCCGGGATGACCTGCGGCTACTTCCGCACCACGGATACGGCGGTTGTCACCAATCCGGGAGACGCGGCCTGCGGGTTTGATGCCTGGCTGACAGCTTCCGGCGGAATGGTGGAAAACCCGGTGATCCGGCTGGGTGAGCAGTATATCCGGCTGCAGACCACGCTGGCGGACGGGGAAACAGCCCGGATCGACACCAGACCCCGCCGCAAGAACCTGTGGATCGACGGGGTGCGTGCCTTCACATTCCACAGGGAAAGCGAATTTTTCCTGCTGGAACCGGGAGAAAACAGGATCAGCGTATCGGCGGACAGCGGTGTGGAATTCCTTTCCGCCAGACTGCGCTACACGCCGCTGTATTACGGCATATAAGGAGGCGCCATGGAACTGTATTTCCTGAACGAACATCTTGACACCATGGCATCTCCGGCGGATACGGCTGTCTCCATGGTGTGGAACCTGCGGTATCACGAGTGCGGCACCTTTACGGCGGTGTTCCCTCTGACGGACGAAGGAATGACCCCGGCGGAGCGGATCGCCCTGGCAGGAGAGGCGGTATATCTGTGCGACAGAAGCCGCTGCGGCCGGATCGAAACGGTGATCTGCCGGGACAATCTGCTGCAGCTGGAAGGACGGATGCTGGAATGTCTTCTCTACGACCGGGCGGCATCCGGAGAGACGGTGTATACCGGTACAGCGGTACAGGCGGCCAAAGCAGCACTGCAGCAGTGGGCAGGGGATCTGGCGCTGGTGCAGGAGGACGGGGGCCCCTCCATCGGCGGCACGGGCCCTTTCCTGATGGAAGCCGGAGAGAGTGTGGGCCGGTTTCTGCACCGGATTCTGAAACCCTTCGGCGCTTCCTACCGGATCACGCTGGACGGCACAGGCACCATCAGGTTCGGCTTTACCCTGGGCACGGACCGGAGCCTGGACAGCGAACCGGGGGTCAGCCGTGCCATATTCAGCGAGGATTTCGGCAACATTGCCAGCCTGGAGCAGGAGCTGTACCGGGGAGAGGCGCTGAACCGGATCTATGTGGAAGGCAGTGACGGTACGGTGGCGGCGGCTGACCGGGCACCTTCGGCAAAACAGCGCCGGGAAGGATACAAAAAAGCTTCCGATATCCGTCCGGCAGATTACGGTTCCACGGAAGCATACAGGGCGGCGCTGGTGCAGCGGGGGGAAGAACTGCTGGATGGGGCCGGCCCCTGTCTCCGCTTGTCCTGTGAGGCGGAATATGATGCGGAACCCCGGTACGGCAGCGACTATCTGCTGGGGGATATCTGTGAGATCCGCTCGGAAACCATGGGCATCCGGACGGCGGCACGGCTGACAGCGGTGGATGTGGTGTACGAAGGCGGCACCGTAAAGCTGTATCCCTGCTTCGGGGACGATGTGATCCGTCTGAAAACGGCATTTTCGTCCTGACAGGCGGCGGGATCCATGATGGGAAAACAATACACCGCCAGCGCAGGTACAGTCGTCGGCGGGAACACATACAGAAAGGATTGACAATATGCAGACAACAATTTCTGTCCTTGGCGGGATGTTTGACTCCACCACCGTTGTGGAAACTGTGGACGGATTCCCCCGGGGCGACAAGGCGGTGGACGCTTCGTTCTTTGCGCAGATGATGCAGTGCTTTTATTCCGACGGGGTGATCCGCCCCATGGAGGGCTATCTGCAGGTGACTGCCGGAGACGGTATGCGTCTGCAGGTGGCGCCGGGCTGCGGCTGGATTTTCGGGCATATGGCCTGGATTCCGGAACCGGTAACGGCGGAAGTGGAGGCAGGCCACAGCTATCTGGTGCTTCTGCGCCTGCACCGTACAGACGGACGCTTCACACTGGAATTTGCGGAGGATCAGACCGATCTGACCCGTACCGATGCTGTGTGGGATCTGCTGCTGGCTTCGGCTGCGGTACCGGCGGGGAGTGCGGCTGTGACGGCGGACATGATCGAAGACAAACGGCTGGATGAAACCGTATGCGGTGCGGTGGATTCGCCGGTGAGCAGTCTTCAGACGGTGGCGTATGCGGCGGATGCAGGGGCTGTGGGCGGTGTCCGTGCGGCGGATCTGCTGCACAAAACCGGCGGCAGGATGACCGGGGTTCTGCAGGCGTACAACGATACCACAGGAGCACCGGCGGTACGGAACATCCGCTACGGTACATCTCTGCCGGAAACCACGGCGGAGGGGGAGATCTTCATCCTGCTGGCAGAGGAGGCGTAAACCATGCGGTGTTATGCAACGGAGACCCTGACCTGCGTGGAACGGTACCTGGGGAATGTAGTGAAATTCAACGACAGAATTTTCCGGTATGCCCTGTACCGGGACGGAACCACGGAGGATATGTATGCTGTGGTGTGCTGGAAAGACCCGGCGGAAACGCTGGTGCTGAGCGATGTTTTATGCGTGATCGTCAACGGCAAGCGGTACTATTTCGAAGAACTGGAAGGCTGGGACGACCCGGTCTGCCGGTTTCCCTACGACCCGGATCCGTATTCCACCATGCTCGCCAAACAGAAATACGCGGATATCATCACAAACGGCGTACTGGAAACGGATGGGATCTATTTTTGGATGAAGGAGTACACGGTGCTGCCGCAGGTCACCATGAATCCGGTGCTGTATGCCAACCACAGCCAGACCCTGAACTGGTCCCTTCGGCCGGGGGATGACAGAAACGGCTGGGGGATCTCTCTGGAGCTTCTGCAGAAGGGGGCCGGGGAAGCGGATTTTACGTCCACGGTTCTGTTTTCGGAAGAACAGCGCTCCTCCTGGCGTCTGTCCACCGATATGTCCATACTGGGCAGGCAGGCATACCTGATTCTGGAATACCGCACCTACGCTGCCGACTGGGACGGCAAGGAACTGGAAGATTTTGTAACCCTGAACCGGCGGATCACCCCTGTGCAGACAGTGACGCGGAATGCGGCCATCCCCCTGGCGCCGTCCGGTGTGGAGCATACGATGCTGCTGGAAGGCGGTAAGGTAACGATAAGCTGGCCGGCGGTGAAAGACCCGGTGAATACCATCTCGGGCTACATTCTGGAACGGGCCGCAGCCGCCGGGGGAGAGACGCCGGAGTCGTTTGTCCGGCTGTACGAAGGTTCCTCTGTCCAGTTCCGGGATACACTGCCGGAGGGGACGGACCATATCCGCTACCGGGTATGCGCTGTCAACACAGCGGGAACAAAGTCCCCCTGGACGGACACCGGGGCCCTGGCTGTGGTGAAATCCAACCTGTACATGGGCGTCGGCGGCAAATGGATCCGCGCGGCGGCGGTGTGGATCGGCAGCAGAAAAGCCTCGCCTATGATCAAAATCATCGGAAAGTAAAACAAGAAGTATTCCGCCGGCGACAGGCTGACGGGATACTTCTTATCTGTATTATTTCTGTTCTCCGTCGGAGATCTGCAGGGCGGCCGTGCATCCGTCGGCGCAGGCGGTGAGGATCTGACGGATCTCCGTATGCCGGCAGTCGCCCACGGCAAACACACCCGGCAGAGCGGTGCGGCAGAGGGCATCGGTGATTACGGCGCCGTTTTCTGCCAGCGGAAGGATCCCCCGGAGCATTGCCGTTGCGGGGGTACTGCCGATGGCGCAGAACACGCTGTCGCAGTCTATCTCGCAGGATGCGCCGGTTTCGGCGTGGGTCAGACGCAGACCGGTGATGTGGCGGACAGGTTCGGCGGCGGTGCGGAAAGCGGAGACAGTGTACGGGGTCAGAATGGTGACGTTGGGCAGCCGGCGCAGGGCTTCCAGACGGGCAGCAGGAATCCGGAAAGTGTCCCGGCGGTGGATCAGGGTCACATGGCGGCACAGACGGGACAGATACGCCGTGTCGTGGGCGGCAGTGTTGCCTCCGCCGATGACGGCTGCGTTCTGACCCCGGCAGAGCCGTCCGTCACAGGCAGCACAGAAGGACAGACCGTGCCCCAGCAGTGTTTCTTCCTCCGGCAGACCGGGCATCCGGGGGGACGCACCCATGGCCAGGATCACATGCCGGGCGCGGATCGGTTCCGCCGGGGATTCCGCCAGGGTGACGGTTTTGACCTCTTCCGTCAGGGAAAAGCCGGCGGCAGTCCCGTACCGGAGAAGCGCACCGGCCCGCTGTGCATGGGTCTTCATCCGTTCTCCCAGCACCATACCGTCCACGGGGGCACCTTCGCCGGGCCAGTTGTCGATCCCGGAGGAAAGCAGCATCTGTCCGCCTGCCCCCTGTTTCTCCAGCAGCAGCACAGACAGACCGGCCTGGGCGGCATACAGAGCGGCTGTACACCCGGCAGGCCCTGCCCCGACCACCAGAACATCCCAAATGTCACCGGTACGATCGACAACGGTATTCCCCGCCCGGGTCAGCGTACCGGAACGATCGATAACGGTATCTCCTTCATCCGGGGGATCCGGCGGGAGAAAATCGGAATGATCGATCACGATATCCCGGGTGTTCTGGGGCGGTGCCGTGTAGCTGAAGAACGGGTGTGCGGTGGTTGTGTGCTCCGTTTCCGGGCAGCCGGTACGCTCTGCAGCCGGATTCCGTCGGGGCAT